TCAGGTGGTACCTTTGGAGGAAAAAATGAGCTTAAAGTATGGTAAACAAGTTGCTGACGCTATCCAATCAGAATGGTTTGCACAGGGCAGAACAAACGGCAACAGGTATTTAACCACCTTTAACAACTACCATACTCGTAGATTATATGCAAGAGGTGAACAACCCGTACAAAAATATAAAGATGAGTTATCAATTAACGGTGACTTAAGCTATTTAAACCTAGACTGGAAACCCGTACCTATATTATCAAAATTTGTAGACATACTAGTTAACGGTATATCAAACAAAGATTATGATATAAAAGCTTTTGCTCAAGATCCTGAATCAATAAAGAAAAGAACTGAATATGCAAATGGTTTAGCTCAAGATATATTTGGTCAAGATATTATAAATCAAGTTAAGCAAACAACAGGTCAAGATATTTCTAACACAAATATAAGTCAAGATAATCTACCTAAAACTATAGAAGAAATGGAGTTGCATTTGCAACTTACATATAAACAATCTATAGAAATAGCAGAAGAAGAAGCTATCAATCAAGTACTAGATAAAAATAAATTTAACCTACTACAACGCAGGTTAAACTATGATTTAGTTACGCTTGGTATTGCTGCTGCTAAAACAAACTTTAATACTAGCAACGGTATTACATTAGATTACGTTGATCCAGCGTATATGGTTTATTCATATACTGAAGACCCTAACTTTGAAGATATATATTATGTCGGTGAAGTTAAAGCAATGACTGTTGCTGAAATTAAAAAACAATTTCCTAATATATCTGATGATGAGTTAGATAAAATACAAAAGTCATATAGCAACAACAACTATATATATGGTTGGGGTGCTTATGATGAAAACACTGTACAAGTTTTATATTTTGAATACAAAACTTACATGGATCAAGTGTTTAAACTAAAACAAACAGATCAAGGTTTAGAAAAAATACTAGAAAAACCTGATACGTTTAATCCACCTGAAAATGATAATTTTGATAGAGTATCTAGAAGTATAGAGGTTTTATTTGAGGGTGTTAAAGTTTTAGGAACTGATATGATGCTTAAGTGGGAAATGGCACAGAACATGACTCGACCAATGGCGGACACGACAAAAGTTGAAATGAATTATGCTATATGTGCACCACGTATGTATAAAGGTCGTATTGAATCTTTAATTAGTAAGACTATAGGTTTTGCTGATATGGTTCAATTAACTCATTTAAAACTACAACAAGTTATAGCTAGAACAGTTCCAGACGGCGTGTTCTTAGATATGGACGGACTTGCTGAAGTAGATCTTGGTAATGGTACTAATTATAATCCTGCTGAGGCATTAAACATGTATTTTCAAACTGGTTCTGTAGTTGGTAGATCACTTACGCAAGACGGAACAATGAACGCCGGTAAAGTACCTGTTCAGGAACTTTCAACATCGTCTGGTCAAGCTAAAATAGCTTCTTTAATAAGTACGTACAATTATTATGTGCAAATGATCCGTGACGTAACGGGTCTTAATGAAGCTAGAGATGGAACGCTACCTGATAAAGATACATTAGTTGGCTTACAAAAAATCGCAGCACAGCAATCAAATATAGCTACTAAACATATTAATAATGCTAGTTTATATTTAACTCTTAGACTTTGTGAAAACATATCTAAGAAAATAGTAGACGTATTAAACTTCCCTTTAACAGCTAACGCTTTAATGAATAGTATTAGTACGTTTAATGTAAACACGCTGAAAGAAGTTTCAAACTTAAACCTACATGATTTTGGTATATTCCTAGATTTAGAACCAGATGAAGAAGAAAAAGCTAAGTTAGAGCAAAACATACAAATAGCTTTACAGTCAGGTGGTATAGATTTAGAAGATGCTATAGACATTAGACAAATAAGAAACATTAAGTTAGCAAATCAAATGCTTAAACAAAAGCGTAGATTAAAAGCTGAAAAAGATCAAAAGGTGCAGCAAGCTAACATTGCGGCTCAAGCGCAAGCTAATGCTAAACTAGCAGAACAAACAGCTTTAGCTGAAACACAAAAACAAGAAGTTTTAACTAATCAAAAGGTAAGCTTAGAACAAGCTAAGATGCAATTTGAAATAGAAAAACTAAGGGCAGAAGCTCAAATAAAGAAAGAATTAATGGCTGAAGAATTTAACTACAACATGCAGTTAGCTGCTGAAAGAGTTAATAAAGATACAGTTAGAGAAAAAGAAATAGAGGATAGAAAAGATAAAAGAGCTCGTATTATTGGTACACAACAATCACAAATGATACAGCAAAGACAAAACGATGGTACACCCATTGATTTTGAATCCACTAACGATAGTTTAGGTGACTTTGGCTTAGAAGCCTTTGCGCCTAGATAATTTTTTTAATTTTATAATATTATATTATGGCAGAAGAAAATGCGGCCGTAGAGGTCAAACAAGAAGGTGAGTTTTCTTTAAAAGGTAAGAAAACAAAACCAAAGAAACTAGTTGATAGTTCTAAACAAGAACCTGTAAAGGTTGATTTAACAAAACCAGAGGCACAAGGTGAAGTTGTGCCTGATGTGGTTAAAGTAGATTTAACAGAAAAAAAACAAGAAGATGCCGTTCAAGCACAAGAGACAGATGGTAGCAATGCTGTTGTCGAAAAACCCAAAGACAGTGGCGACAGCCAAGGAGTGGTTAAAGAAGTACGGGAAACCGAAAAAGAATTAGAATCTCCTTTACAAGAAATAACAGAAGATGAGCTCGATGAAAAAACTATGGAGCTTTATGAAGAAGCTGAAGAAGCTGTTAAAGAACAAGTAAAACAAGGTAAACCATTGCCTGAAAACATACAATCACTTGTAGATTTCATGAATGAAACAGGTGGTACAATGGAGGATTATGTAAGACTTAATCATGACTATTCACAAGTTAACGAGCAAGTTTTACTTAATGAATATTATAAACAAACCAAACCTCATTTAGATCAAGAAGAGATTAATTTCTTAATGGAAGATCAATTTAAATATGATGAGGAATTAGATGAGCCAAGAGATATTAAAAAGAAAAAATTGGCTTTTAAAGAAGAAGTTGCAAAAGCCCGCAAAGAGCTTGAAGCTATGAAGAGTAGATACTATCAGGAAATCAAGTTGAGACCTGGTGTTACTCAAGATCAGCAGAAAGCAGTGGACTTTTTCAATAGATATAATGAGCAGCAAGAAGCGGCTAAGAAATATCAAGAGGATTTTAAAGATACTACTAACAAAATTTTCAATGACGAATTCAAAGGTTTTGATTTTAGTTTAGGTGAAAAAAAGTTTAGGTATCAAATTGCTAACCCAACTCAAGTTGGTCAACAACAATCTGATATAAATAATTTTATTAGAAAATTTGTAGACGACAAAGGTAAAGTTACAGATCCTTCAGGATATCACAAGGCTATGTATGCTGCCATGAATGCGGATAAAATCGCTAATCATTTTTACGAACAAGGAAGAGCTGACGGCATAAAAGGTGTTGTTGATTCTTCTAAAAACTTGACAGATAAACCTAGGCAAGTTGCCGATGGAAACGTATTTATCAATGGTTTGAAAGTAAGATCAATTAGTGGCTTAGATTCGTCTAAACTAAAAATAAAAAAGAAAAAATTTAACTAATTAAAAATTTCAAATTATGGCTTTAACTCCAACATTTGGTGATATAGTTCCATCGCAATTGCAACAAACTCTTGCGAGCAACTATTTAACATTTGACGGCGCTGCCGGTGGTAACTTTGCACAACAGTATTTACCTGAACTATACGAACAAGAAGTAGAGCGTTACGGAAACCGTACGTTATCTGGATTCTTACGTATGGTCGGTGCTGAACTACCTATGACGTCTGATCAAGTAATTTGGTCTGAACAAAACAGACTACATGTAGCTTATGATAACTGTGCACAAGGTGGTGCTGCAAACACTATTACTATTCCTGTAGCTGCAGATGTAAGCAACGTAATCTCTCCACAACAAACTATCGTTGTGTTAGATGACTTTGGTAACGAATCAAAGTGTTTAGTTGTTGACTCTGACTTAAGAACTGCTGCGGCTGGTGGTACTGGTGTACTTAATGTACTACCTTACGGATCAGCTGATTTAGCTACTGAAGGACTTGTTGGTAACGTAAAGATCTTCGTTTATGGTTCTGAATATCCAAAAGGAACTAACACTACAATTGCTCCATCTGCTAATGCTGTTGGTGTAACTGGAAACGATTATCCTATCGCTACTATCACTCCTGATTTCTCTCAATTTTCTAACAAACCTATCATTATCCGTAGCCAATATTCAATCAATGGTTCTGACACAGCTCAGATCGGTTGGGTAGAAGTTGCTACTGAAGATGGTACTTCTGGATATTTATGGTATCTAAAAGCTGAGTCTGAAACAAGACTACGTTTTGAAGATTACTTAGAAATGTCAGTTGTTGAAGGTGAGCAAGTTGATACTGCTGGTGGTTCCACTATTGCTGGTGTAACTGGTACAGAAGGTTTGTTTGCTGCTGTTGAAGATCGTGGTAACGTACAAGTTGGTTTCTCAGCTGCTACTGGTATTAGTGACTTTGACGATATTCTTAGAAACTTAGATACTCAAGGAGCTATTGAAGAGAACATGCTATTCTTAAACAGAAATACAAACTTAGAGTTTGATGACATGCTAGCTTCAATTTCTGCTGGTAATTCTGGTGGTACTGCTTTTGGATTATTTGAAAACTCTGAGGAAATGGCATTAAATCTTGGATTTAGTGGATTCCGTAGAGGTTCTTATGATTTCTATAAAACTGACTGGAAATACTTAAATGATGCTTCAACGCGTGGTGCTATCTCAGGACCTGCTTCAATTGAAGGTGTTTTAGTACCAGCTGGTACTTCTACAGTTTACGATCAAATTCTTGGAACTAACATTAGACGTCCTTTCTTACACGTAAGATACCGTGCGTCTCAAGCTGATGACAGACGTATGAAGTCTTGGTTAACTGGTTCTGTTGGTGGAGCTTTCACTAGCGATCTAGATGCTATGACTGTAAACTTCTTGTCTGAAAGATGTTTAGTTGTACAAGCTGCTAATAACTTCGTGTTATTTAAAGGAGCGTAATACTTTAAAGGTAATGGGCGCTTCGGCGCCCTACTACCTTTTTAACTATTTAATTATATTATATTATGGCAAAAAAAGAAAAAGCAGAGGTGGCTGTTGAAGAACCAGTAAAGGTTACTCCACCAAAACAAAAAGTAAAAAAAGATCAATGGGAAATAAAACCTAGAACTTATGTAGTTAAGGGCAATAAGTCACCGTTGACATTGACTATACCTAGTAAGCATACAAGAAAATCTCCACTTCTTTGGTTTGACAGAGATAAAAGAGAACAAAGAGAATTAAGATATGCTACTAATATGAATTCACCTTTTGTAGATGAACAAAAAGGAGAAGCTACTCTTGGGCATATAACTTTTAGAGATGGAGTATTAAGTGTTCCTGAAGAAAATCAAATACTACAAAAACTATTAAGTTTATATCACCCGTTAAAAGATAAAAAATATTATGAGTTTGATTCTGTTGTTATTGCAGAAGACGAATTAGATACATTAGAATTAGAACTTGCAGCTTTAAATGCAGCTTACAATATGGATATTGATCAAGCTGAAGCTATATTAAGAGTTGAAAAAGGAAGTTCAGTATCAACAATGAAATCAAAAGAATTAAAAAGAGATTTACTTATATTTGCTAAAACTAAACCAGCTTTATTTTTAAATCTTGCTAATGATGAAAATGTTGAACTTAGAAACTTTGGTATCAAAGCAGTTGAAAATAACATAATCAAACTATCTCAAGATCAAAGAACTTTTCACTGGGGTTCAAATGATAGAAAATTAATGACAGTACCATTTGACGAAAACCCATATTCAGCATTAGCCTCATGGTTTAAAACTGATGAAGGTGTAGAAGTTTATAAATCTATAGAAAAACGATTATAAACAAGTGATAATATAAGGGGTGGTGTCATGCTACCCCTGATATTATAATTAAAATAACTATGGCAATAAACGTAAATACTGTATATCAAACCGTTCTTTTAATATTGAACAAAGAACAGAGAGGTTATATAACACCTCAAGAATTTAACAATATTGCTAATCAAGTACAACTGGAAATATTTAATTCATATTTTCCAGATGGTAACCAAGCTAATAGATTAAATCAAACTAACCAGCAAAACGACACAGAGTTTTATAATTCATTTGATGTTCAAGACGCTAGGTTAGATCCATTTAAATTAATAACAACTGAGTTTGTTTATAACGCGGGTAAAAACGCTTGGGTATATCCATCAAACTCCTTACCTATATCTAAAATAGGTTCAGTATATTGTAACTACAATAATAGAGTTAATTATAAAGAAGCTGATAGACTTTCATATAAAGAGTTTAGAACTACAGCAGCTTCCAAGTTAACAGCACCTACTCAAAATTATCCTATATTTAACATCACTTATGTAGAACAAGACTTCGAGCAAACGCTAGCTCTTGTTAATTATATTGGTGGTAATATAATAGAGTTTGCTGCTGATTCAAATATAGATTTTGGTAATGGCGTTTACAATAAAACCCAACAAGTTTCTTATGGAACTGTAAACTCATTGCTTTCTACGACACCAACAACACAGGTTCAAGTTACAGAAGACTTAACACTACTACCTGCTCCAGTTCCTGGTGATGAAATATTAATAGTTAAAGCCGATCAAATAGCTTTATATCCTAATTTATTTATAGAACCACAACCATCTTCAATAGAGGTTTCAGTTGTGCAAGTTCCTGGTACTGTTACTTGGGGATATCAAGTTCAACCTAATGGTTCTTATTTATATGATTCTAATATATCAACAGACTTTCAACTAGTACAAGACGAACAATCAAGGTTAGTATTAGAGATACTTAAATACTGTGGTGTTTTAATTAGAGATCCTCAAATCGCTCAACAAGCTGCACAAGCTGAAGCAGTTATAGAGGCAAATGAAAAAAGATAATAAATGGCTCAGATAAACGAAACTAATCAACAATACTACGCCGGAGCTCAAGGCTTTAAGGTAGATAATGTAGCTGGTCAATCTGTATTTACATTTACTTTTGATACTAATTTAGTATTAGGTAATTGGGATCCAAACGAAACTGATTACGCTTTAAATAATTTTAAATTATATCATAGCGCAGATGGTCTTACATATACAGAAATAACAGCAGCTCCATATGGGCCGTATACCATAAATGGTAATACAATAACTCTTGCTGCGCCTGTTCCGCAAAATGAAGTTATAGTTTGTCAACTAAAAAGATTAGACGGTGGTAGCTATGGCGCTAGAGACGCTTACGGTACTACGACTGAGCAAAACTATGGTAGCTATGCCTATAACACGCTAGGAGACGTTGTAGACAACTTCATGATAGGTTATGTTGGTGATGGTAAGTTAATACAAAACGTTAAAAAGAGTGATGTTGTTTTTCACGCTAAAAGAGGTTTACAAGAGTTTAGTTATGATACCTTGAAAAGCGTAAAGTCTCAAGAGCTAAACGTACCACCAAGCTTAAGTGTAGTATTACCTCAAGACTATGTTAACTATGTTCGCATGTCATGGATAGATATGCAAGGCGTACAAAGAATTATATATCCATCTAATAACTTAACTAATTCACCGTATGAAATTCCAGTTCAAGATCAAAGCGGTGTACCTGTTCAAGATAATTTTGGAGACAACTTAGAAAGCACATCGATAACAGAAGAAAGATGGCGCAGTAATAATCCTAACTTAATAAACCAGGCTTTTAATCAAGAGCAATATAACGCTGGACTAGACTGGTGGGGTTATGATTGGGGTTACGGAGGTATGTGGTTCTGGGGATACGGACAATTGTATGGTAATGATCCTCAATACACTCAGTATAACGGTTGGTTTACGATGAATGATCGTGAAGGTAAAGTATCTTTTTCAAGTAATTTAGTTGGGCGAGTTATAATATTAGAATATATTTCTGATGGTTTAGCTTATGACCTAGACAGTAGAATACCTAAGTTAGCTGAAGACGCACTATATGCTTATATACTACATGGTATAGTATCGCTTAGAGCTAATCAACCAGAGTATGTTGTTAACAGACTTAGACGTGATAAATCATCTAAACTACGCAACGCAAAGATTAGATTATCAAATATAAAATTAGACGAGATAACTCAAGTTATGAGAGGTAAGTCTAAATGGATAAAACACTAGAATTAAATGCCAGAAATTAAGAATAACTTTCTTAGATCCAAAATGAATAAGGATCTGGATGCTAGACTAGTTCCCAATGGAGAGTATAGAGATGCTTTAGGTATAAACATAAACCAGTCTGAAGGAGCTGATGTAGGCGCTTTAGAAGTTGTTTTAGGAAACGAAGAGGTTTTTAGTTTAGCTAACTCAGACATGCGTTTTATAGGTAGATTTGATGACTCTATAAACAACGTCATATATCTTTTTGCAACAGATCACACTGGCTCAAGCGAAGCTCCACCAAGCTCTACGCATCAAATATTAAGGTTTGTTCAAGGTTCATCTGTTCCTGAAATATTAGTTGAAGGATATTTTTTAAACTTTAGTCAAGATAATATAATAACAGGTATTAGTCTTTTAGAGACTCAATTGTTTTTTACAGACAATAGAAACCAACCTAGAGTTATAGATGTTACAAACGCTTTAGGTTACTACACTAAAGAAGAACACATATCTGTAGCTAAATTTGCACCTTATAAATCTATAAGTAAATCTTACAAATTTATCTTCTAAAAAATCAGGATCACCCCCGTATGAAGGATTATAATATGGATTAGCAGTAACACCATCTGGCAAAAA